TTAGATGAATCTGCAATTGCTATCGTAAAGGTGACAGATGACGGTGACTGGTTCGTACATAAAGTTATTCATGGTCGGTGGGACATACGAGAGACTGCCGTAAATATCCTGAAGACTATTCGAGACTACGAACCTATTGCTGTTGGTATTGAGCGAGGCGCTCTTAAGAATGCTGTGTTACCTTATCTCAATGATTTGATGAGAAAGAACAACATCTATGCCCACATTCAAGACCTTACGCACGGTAATAAAAAGAAGGCTGATCGTGTTATATGGGCGCTCCAAGGCCGTATGGAACATGGTCGTGTCTTATTTAATGAAGACGAAGATTGGGACGAACTAAAAGACCAGTTATTGATGTTTCCTACAACAGGAGTACATGATGACTTGGTTGATGCCTTGTCTTATATTGATCAGCTTGCTGTTGTCTCATACCAGCAGGACTATGAAGAAGACGATTACGTCATTCTAGACAAAATAGCTGGATATTGACCAAAATAGCGGAATATTAGGAGAAACAATGGCTACTAAAGATCCTCGACTTGCACAAGCAGGCGTTGAAGGCTTTAATAAGCCTAAACGCACTCCAAACCATCCAACCAAAAGTCATGTGGTTGTTGCCAAAGAAGGTGATAAAGTAAAGACTATTCGTTTTGGACAACAAGGTGTCACGGGTTCTCCTGATGGATCGAAACGTAACGAGGCTTTCAAAGCTCGACATGCTGCCAATATTGCTAAAGGCAAGATGTCTGCTGCGTACTGGGCTAATAAGGTGAAATGGTAATGAAGTGTCCTATTGCAACCCAAGACATTCATGTCAATCTAAAGAACAGAGATAAAGCATTCAAGGAATATGGATATGGTCCTGCCAATCCTGAACTTTCAAATAGTGCTTTTTGGAATGATAAAGCTAATGAGTGGCAGACGGATCTAAAGCAAGCAAAGTCAATGCGGTGTGGAAATTGTGCTGCGTTTATCCAAACTCCAGAAATGTTGCAGTGCATCAAAAATGGCATAGATCCTGAAGAAGGATATGCAGAAGATGTTATGAATACTGCCAATCTTGGTTTCTGTGAGTTGTTTGACTTTAAGTGCGCTGCTGATCGTACATGTAGTGCATGGCTTGTCGGAGGACCAATCACATCGTCTAAAGTAGAAATTAGTGACGATGTTCTAAAAGATTCTACTGAGGATATGGAATAATGGAACAAGAACAACATAATGACCAGTTTGAAGAGCCGACAGAGAATGAAAAAGAACTGACGGCTTGGATTACTGACCATATCATGCGTTGGCGGGATCACCGTGATGCAAACTTCATGGAAAACTGGCTTGAGTATGAGCGTATCTTTCGTGGGGTTTGGGATTCAAGTGATCGCACTCGTGATTCAGAACGCTCTCGCATCATCAGTCCAGCCACCCAGCAAGCGGTAGAGACTCGTCACGCTGAGATTATCGAAGCCATCTTCGGTAACGGCGATTTCTTTGACATTGAAGATGATGTCAAGGACGTAGACGGTAATCCGTTAGATATTGAAGCCATCCGTGCACAGTTGATGGAAGACTTCAAGAAGGACAAAATCAAGAAGTCTGTCGATCAGATTGAACTGATGGCTGAAATCTATGGTACTGGCATCGGTGAAATCGTTGTAAAGGCTGAGATGGAGTACATTCCTGCTACTCAGGCCATTCCTGGCGTGTCTGACGCTGCTGCTATCGGTGTTCAGGAGAAGGAACGAGTTGCTGTCAAACTAAAGCCGGTCAATCCTAAGAACTTCCTGATTGATCCCAACGCTGAAAGTATCGAAGATGCTCTCGGTGTGGCTATTGAAAAGTATGTCTCAGTGCATAAGATTGTCGAAGGGATTGAAAAAGGTATCTATAAACGAGTAGACATCACGACAGAGTACCAAGATCAAGACTTGGAACCCACCCAAGATCCTAAACAGTTCCAAGATGATAAGGTTAAACTGGTAACTTATTACGGACTGGTGCCTAAAGAAATGCTTTCTTCGTCTGATGAGGAAGAATACGCTGAATTGTTTCCTGAGAACTCAGTTGGCGATAAATATAGTAATCTTGTTGAAGCAATTGTCGTTATTGCCAACGACAGTCTTCTGCTAAAGGCTGAGGAAAATCCTTACATGATGAAGGATCGTCCCGTGATGGCCTATCAGGATGACACTGTTCCTGGTCGTTTCTGGGGCCGTGGAACGGTCGAGAAGGCGTACAACATGCAGAAGGCCATTGATGGCCAATTACGCGCTCATATGGACTCTCTGGCCCTTACAACGGCTCCTATGATCGCTATGGACGCTACCCGTCTGCCTCGTGGAGCTAAGTTTGAGGTTAAGCCTGGAAAGGCTATCCTGACCAATGGCAATCCTGGTGAGATTCTGTTCCCATTTAAGTTCGGAGTTACTGATGGTAATTCAATGAACTCGGCTCAGAACTTCGAGCGTATGCTATTGCAGGCCACTGGAACGGTTGACAGTGCTGGAATGCCCTCAAATGTGCCTCGTGATGCTGGCGCAGGCGGTATGAGCATGGCTATGGCCGGAATCATCAAGAAGTATAAGCGAACGCTTACTAACTTCCAAGAAGATTTTATGATTCCGTTCATCAATAAGGCTGTTTTCCGCTACATGCAGTTCGATCCTGACCGTTATCCTACGGTGGATATGACGTTTGTGCCGACTGCATCCCTTGGTATCCTTGCTCGGGAGTTTGAACAGCAACAAATGATTGCATTGTTGCAGACTTTAGGCCCGAATACTCCTGTGTTGCCTCTAATTCTGCAAGGAATCTTGGCTAATAGCAGTCTGAGCAACCGTGGTGAGCTTATGGCTGCTCTGCAACAGATGTCTCAGCCTGATCCGCAAGCTCAGCAGACTGCCTTGGAGCAACAACAGATTCAAACCGCACTGGTTCAGGCTCAAGTACAGGAAGCACAGGCTAAGGCCATGCGAGAACAGGCCGAAGCTCAGAAAGCAGCCGCAGAAGCCCAAGCTACTCCGCAACTTACGCAGGCCAAGCTCATTGCTGCTTTGTCAAATAACCTTAACGAGAATGACGAATCCGCTGACTTTGCTCGTCGAGTCAAATTGGCTGAAATTGCACTCAAAGAGAAGGATATTGACAGCAATGAACGGATTGCTTTTGCACAAATGTCAAGAAAACAGTAAGGCAAGGAGGGAAACCTCCCTGCTTTATTGATATTTAGACAGCCAATCAGCAATCTTCTGATGCTCTTCGGCTGTACCATCATTCTTAATTCGGTTAGCTCTCCACGACACAACGGCTACATTTCCAGACACATAGCCCTTTGACGGATCAAGACGATCAAAAGAAGGACTATTTTCTTGCCTTCCTTCTGAAAAGTAGTCAATCTCAATACCAAGTACAGGGCAGTGGGTAGGGAAAACAAGTTCTCCAAAAGGAACAGTAAATTCTTTTCCAGCACGAGAAGCATTGCCTTTCTTTAGTCGGTATTTATCTCGCATCGAACGGTATACTTCACTTTTCAGCCAATCGACATCTCTCCAGCGAGAACCCCACTTAGAAGTGTTTTGTTTATCAATAAATGCTTCTTTTTTAGCTTTAGCAATAGCAGTAGCATCTATTTTCCACTGTTGGGCGTACTGTTTAATGCGTTGTTTGCTTATCACATTGTCAAAGAAATTAGAACATTGAGCATAACCACAGCCGTTTGTTAACATCTCTTTTAGAGTTTGCATCTGTTCATCAGAAAGAATTCTTTTATGAGGCATAACATTCCTTTACAAAACAAAACACTTATTGTATCACAACAGCTTGCGCAAGTCAAGAAGTTCTGTTATAATTATTGTATAGACACATAAAAGTGTCTCATTTTTACAACAAAGGACTCCAATGGAGCAATCCTTACGGCACTATTACGAAAATCAGTTTACTCTTTTCATTCAGCCTGGATGGACTGACTTAGTAGAAGACCTGCAACGATTAAAAGACAGTATCAACGACTTATCTCTGGTAACGGACACACAAGACCTTTATTTCCGGAAAGGCCAGCTAGATATTCTTGAACTTATCTTACGGCGCAAGCAAACCTGCGAAGAAGTCTATAAACAGTTGGAGGAAGAAGAATGAGGCGAATATTTGAATTCGTCTGTGAAGATGGACACTCATTTGAGAAACTGATTGACGATGAAATGCGTAGCGTAAAGTGTGTTCATTGTGACACTAACGCTACTCGTGTGGTTTCTGCTCCTCGCGTGAACCTTGAAGGCATTACCGGGGCTTTTCCTGGTGCTTACAGCCGATGGGAACGTGTGAGGGCAGAGAAACAACAACAAGAACGCAAGAAGGCCGCCTCTCACGGCGAATAACCTGATTGCATTAGATTATCCTAGAACCCGCATGGGCAGGAAAGGTTAGGTATGGCTCTTATTGATAATGAAGAACTGTCTCAGAAAAGTGAATTAGAGGCAGTCGAACAACAGCAAGCTCAAGTGGCTGCTGCACCAGAACCTCCGAAGATTCCCGAGAAATACAAGGGCAAGAGTCTTGAGGAGATTGTAACGATGCACCAGGAGGCTGAAAAGCTCATTGGTCGTCAAGCACAAGAAGTAGGTGAAGTTCGGCGGTTAGCTGATGAACTCCTGAAGCAGCAACTCTCTCAAAAGAAAGAGAAGCCTCCAGAAGTAGAAAACGAATTAGACTTTTTTGAAGATCCCAAACTAGCAGTCCAAAAGGCTGTTGCAAGTCATCCGGACGTTCTTGCTGCAAAGCAAGCAGCTATGCAAATGCGTCAATTGCAGACGCAAGCAGCATTAGCTAAGAAACATCCTGACTTTGCTAATGTGGTTCAAGATCCTGAGTTTGCAGCATGGGTGAAGGCTTCTCCGATGCGCGTTAATATGTATGCACTGGCTGATGCACAGTACGACTATAACGCTGCTGATGAATTGATTTCTACCTTTAAGGCTATCAAAGGTACCCGCACTAACGAAGCAGTTACGGCTGCTAAGGAAGTACGACAGGCCGACATGAAAGCTGCTGCTGTGGACGTAAGTGGAACCGGGGAATCTTCTAAGAAAGTTTATCGCCGTGCCGACCTTATCCGGCTACGCATGACTGATCCCGCCCGTTACGAAGCCTTACAACCTGAAATCATGGCTGCGTATTCTGAGGGTAGGGTTAAGTAATTTTAACTTTGTTTTAGGAGAATAAAATGCCTTTAGGTACTAATAACGTTACCGTCACTACCGCTGCTACTTTCATTCCGGAAGTTTGGAGCGATGAAATTGTCGCGGCTTATAAGAAGTCACTGGTTGCTGCCAACCTCATCAAGAAGATGAACTTCAAGGGTAAGAAGGGTGACACCGTTCACATTCCCGCCCCCACCCGTGGTGATGCATCTGCCAAGGCTGCTGGTAGCCAAGTGACCCTGATCGCTGCTACGGAAGGCGAGAAGACGGTTGCTATCGACCAACACTGGGAATACTCGCGTCTGATCGAAGACATCGTGGAAGCCCAAGCCCTGTCGTCGCTGCGTCAGTTCTACACGGACGATGCTGGCTATGCTCTGGCACGTAAGGTTGACAGCACGCTGATCCAACTGGGCCGCAAGTCGCAAGGTGGCGGCGGTACTGCTGCTTACAGTGGTGCTTTCTCTGGTGCTGATGGCACGACTGCCTATCTTGCTGCTGCAAACACTGGTTCTGGCGCCCTGACGGATGCCGCTATTCGCCGTTCGATCCAGCGTCTGGATGACCAGGATGTGCCGATGGATGGTCGTTTCCTGATCGTTCCCCCGTCTACCCGCAACACCCTGATGGGCATTGCTCGTTTCACCGAGCAGGCTTTCGTGGGCGAACAGGGCGGCGCTAACACCATCCGTAACGGTGAAATCGGCAACGTGTACGGTATCCCCGTGTTCGTGACCAGCAACGCTGACACGACCTCTGGCTCTACGGCTACCCGTATCTGCCTGTTGGCACATAAGGACTTTGGCGTGTTGGTTGAGCAGATGGGTGTTCGTACCCAGACCCAGTACAAGCAAGAGTACCTCGGTACGCTGTTCACGGCTGACGTTCTGTTCGGCTGTGATGAACTGCGTGACGGCGCTGCCGTTGCTCTGGCTGTTCCGGCCTAAGTAAACAACTAGGGAGGACTCCTACGGGGGTCTTCCCTTTTTGTGTTTGGAGAATTGAATGAAATTCATGTGTAAATATTCTGGCTCAGTGTACTCGTTTGAGTTTGAGCATGACATCAAGGCAATGCTGACGCATCCTGACTACGTTAAAGTAGATGAAGAAGAAGTAAAAGAAGAATCCGCACCTAAGCGTGGCCGTCCGGCTAAGAAAGACGAAGAATGAGACAAATATCCGTAGGAAATAACTTAACACCGGCTGTAAAAACGACTGTTTACACTGTTCCTACGGGTTATTATGCTTTGTGGAACCTGTGTTACATTGTTAATCATACTGGTGCAAATAAAACTGTTGATGTATGGTGGTATGATTCTAGCGCATCTACTGAAATTTCTGTATTAGCTTCTTACACATTAAATGCTGATGAGTTCTTTAAGTTTGATGGTGGAGCTTACATTGTCCTTGAAGAAGGCGATCAAGTTAGAATTACAGCAGATACAGCTTCTCAAATAAGTACGATAAATACATTTGAAGTCATAAGGAAAGCATAATGGCACTCAGAGAAGGTACCACAATTTCAAATGGATTATTAGTTCGTGCTGATAATGAACTGATTCGTGCTGAAAAGATTGCTAATTTGCTTGCACAAGCAGCCCCTTCCGCACGTGCCGGAATGATTCAGACATATAAAAATAATCCTAACATTTCCTCTGATCTTCTCAGTGAGGGTTTAAGCCTTGCTAAACAGTTGGGAATTTCTACGGAGCCTCCAATGGTTACACAAGCACAGATCACTGATCTCTATCGCCAGTATCTTGGACGAGAGCCTGATGCAGGTGGCCTTGCTTTCTATAGCAATCCTGATTTCAGTCTTGACCTGATCCGAAGCGACATCGCCAACAGTGCAGAGGCAAAGCAATTCGGTGCGCTGTCTCAAGGACTGAACGTATCGTCCATTCTGAACTCGCTCACTCCAAGCGAAATGCAGAACATGGCGATTGCTCGTGACATCAATACGTCCTATCCGATCACTCGTAATGGTGTTACATATGATATTCAGCCTGACGGAACCATTCAATACACAAAGTTAAATACTAGCGGTATTGGAGGTTTAACTGGCTCTTTTTCTTCGACTGGAGAACCAATTGTTGAGCCCTATTATAAGGCAGATTTAAATGCTCCAACTACACAAGAAGCACTTTTAAAGGCTGCTTTAGCCGCTTCAACGGGAGCAATTCTAGGTCCGGCCGGCGCGGGACTTCTTAGTACTCCCGTAGCCGCAGCAGCGGGAACTGGTTTAACGACATTAAGTTCAACTGGTGGCGATTTAGAAGCTGCTCTTAAAGCTGCTGCACTTGCTGGTGTGGGTGCCGCAGGAACCGAGGCTCTTGGAGGACTTTTCCAAGGTAGTGCACTATCAAACGCATACGATACTGCTTTTGCAGCCGCTGATGCTGCACAGCTTGCAAATCAGGGACTTGACGCAGCAGCAATTGCTCAAAATTTATCAACCTACGTAGACCCTACCATAGCGTCTGCTTTAGCTAATACCGCAGCAAATCAAGCGTTTACTCTTTCTGACGCAACACAGCTTTCTAATCAGGGCCTTTCTACTAATCAGATTGCAGAAGTTCTTCAATCTTCTGGTGTTTCTCCTTCTGTTGCAACAAGCGTTGCAGAATATGTAAGTACTCTTTCCCCCGGAGAGGCTCCTGTAGTATCTGCGTCAGATATTGTTCCGGAACTTACATTTCAGCCTCAAACAAGGGCTCCAGATACAACTACATCTTCTACTGTATCTACTATACCAGTAACTGAACAAGTTCCGATTGTTAGTCAAACACTTCCAGCAACAACTGGTGTTTTATCTAATTTATCTCCACTTACAGCAGTATTGCCGGCAATTACACCGTCACTTCCTCCGCTTACTCCTACAGTTACAACCCCAGTTACTACATCAACTCCTCCTCCTGAAGAACAAGTTCAAGTAACTGCCCCAAGTGTTCCTGTAACAACTTCTACTTCAATAATTCCATCTCTTCCTGTTCCTGTTACGCCTATTGTTACAACTCCTACAACAACTCCGGTAACAGATACTCAAAAGGTAGAAGTAACTGAAACAAAAACACCAGATAGTTCTGCTGTTCTTCCCGTTTTTCCAACTATTCCGACTCTTCTTCCTCCTCCTGTTCTGCCCACTGTTCCCACGACTCCTCCAGCACCTCCTACGACACCAACAGCCACTCCTCCAATTACGATGAGTGATATTTTAAAGTTAGTTGGATTGTTAGGCTTAGGAGGCGCTGGAACTGGAATGTTAGGTAGTAGTGGAACTGTAGGAACTGGAAGTATTCCTCCTTCAGATACCATGATTGGCTCTACTACTCCTCAGTTTGGCCCTGAATATTATGGTGCAGTGCAACAATATTATAATGCCTACATGCCTGAGACGCCTCGTAACGTAGCAGGTCCGTTACAACAATGGTACGAAAATAAATACGGAGCTTAAATGGCAACGATCATCACCAAGAATAGTAGCACAGCCTCTTCCGTTCCTGCTGCGGGTTCATTGCAGCAAGGGGAATTGGCTGTCAACGTCACTGACAAGAAGCTATATACCAAAGACAGTAGCGCCGCTGTTGTTAAACTTGTTGGTTCTCTTGGTAATCAAGAAGCCAACGCAGTTGCTGTTACTGGTGGTACCATCAATGGTACTGCAATTGGCGGTACTACGCCTGCTGCTGGTGCTTTCACGACTGCTAGTGCCTCTGGTGGTTTTACTGGCAATCTGACTGGTAATGCTTCTACTGTTACTAACGGTGTCTACACTACCGGAAGCTACGCTGATCCTGCCTGGGTTACTTCCTTAGCTGGTAGCAAGATTACTGGTAACATCAGTGGCAATGCTGCTAATGTAACTGGTGTTGTTGCTATTGCTAATGGCGGTACTGGCTTAAGTTCTTTAGGAACTGGCGTACAAACTGCTCTAGGTCAAACCGTTACCGGCTCTGGCGGCATTGTCTTAGCTTCTAGTCCTACGCTGACTACGCCTAACCTGGGAATTCCCAGTGCAGTTACGTTGACCAATGCTACTGGTCTTCCTGTGTCTACCGGCATCTCTGGTCTTGGTACCAATGTAGCTACCGCATTAGGTGTTAGTGTTGGTTCTGTTGGTGCTGTTGTAGTCAACGGGGGAGCACTCGGTACGCCATCTAGCGGTACTGTCACGAACCTAACTGGTACGGCCTCGATCAACATCAACGGCACTGTAGGCGCTACCACTGCCAATACTGGATCGTTTACTACCCTCACCACTTCCTCCACCGTTACACACAACGGAGGCACCGCCAACGGCGTGGCGTACCTCAACGGCAGCAAGGTGCTGACGAGCGGGAGTGCGCTGACGTTCGATGGGACGAATCTGGGGGTGCTTGCGGGGAGCGTTACGACTCCTGCGGCCAAGATTCATGCGGTTGGAAATGTTCGCGCCTCTACTGGTACTGGAACTGTTTACACGCAACTTGCAAATGACGGCGTGTATTCAACTGGCACAGACCTTTATTTGTTTGCTCCAACTGGGTACGCAAACATTTTTTACGCCAACAACGCCGAAGTCGGACGCTGGACCTCTACCGGGCTTGGCATTGGGACGAGTTCGCCTGCTGCGAAGTTGGATGTGCGTGGGTATGCGGCTTTGGTCGCGGCAAACAATGTTGAGAAAGGTGTAAGTTTTTATACCGCAAACGGTACATACGAAACCGCACGAATCAGTAGTCTCAACAACGTTTCTTACAACGACTCCGGTGATTTGCGTTTCTACACGGCGGGAACATCAAGCGCAGGGTTGTCGCTGAAGATGCTGCTTGATACGCAGGGCAACCTCGGCCTCGGGATGACGCCCTATGGTTCTGTCGGCGGGAACGGCGAACTGTTGCAGATTGGAAACCCGCTCACAAAGGTTGGTTCCGGCCTCACTATTGGTTCCACGACCACGGGTGACATTCAGTTTTCAGATGCTGCTTCCGGTACAGGGCAGTACGCTGGGCTGATTCGGTATTCGCACTCTAGCGATTTCATG